ACCAAAACAATGATCGGATGTTTTTGAACTGCCAGGAGTACAAGCATTTAGTTCAGCTGATCTATACCCAGAAGATAAATGGATTGGAACCCTAAAATGATTTCTAATAGGCTCAAAACAATTTTCAGCCAATTTCTTAAAATTCTCAATATGTTCAGCCGTAGGCATATTACTTATTCCGTGCCTTTTAGCCGTTTCACTTCTTGTAACCTCTGCAAGTTCCAAATGTTCGCTTAATTTCATCGTTCTAATAATTTAATACTAAAATAAGTTAAAGATACAACCCAAACGATTGCACCGACTAAAAATGCTTGTTTTTCTCTTTTATTCATTGTTTAAGTTCTTGTTGCCTTTTACGTTTTCGTAACTCGATTTAAAGAATGCAGCAAATACAATCAGTACAAATGAATGATAAATTGTATCACTAACAACTAAATCCTTTTGAATTAACCCAGTTCCAATGTCCGCTAAAGCAAAGATTGTCATCATAAGAAATGCACCCACTCCGATTGCGATTGCAGCGTTTAAAGGACTCTTGTCGCTAAATAAATGCCAAATAAAATTCTTAATCATATTAATGTAATTGTGAGAATTGTAAAATAATAATAAACATCAACAATATCTTGCTTAATGCGTGGATTTTGTTGATTTTTTCTTGGTCGGTCTCCCTCGCTTCGAAGATGGCTTTGTTGAGTCCATATCGATATTTCCAAGAATAGAATGAATCTGTTTTAGCAGCAATTGTTTTATATAAGCTATCATAATCTTGTCTTTTAATTTTTATTGAATCCTTTAATAAGACTATTTGTTTGTTGTAGTTCCTATAAAAGTTGTTTATTTCTTCGCCTTGTTTTAAGGTCATTATAACAACAGTATCTTGACCTATTATCTTAGTTATGGGATATTGGCAGTAACTCGAACGCACGACCAGTATCAACGATAACACTATCAAGAATCGCTTTGACCTCATTTAACTCGGTTTTTAATTGTTTGTTTTCGTTTGAAAGTTTACTAATTTCCTTAGTTGTCTCAATTATAATTTGATCCTTTGTTGAGTCAGCTTTGGATTGCATAATCTTATTATGCTCCATTGTTTTATTAAAATCACTCATTAACTGCTCAAACTCTTTGTCTTCATTAGATACCTCTGGTGCTTTTGCTACCTTATTACTTATGAACAACATCCCAGAGAATAAAAAAGTTAATATAAACGCTTTCATTAGTTTACTGATTTTTTAATGGCTCCCATTGCATCCAAAGTCTCCAACTTGGTATTTGTAGCACTTAAAGCCGTTTTACACTCAATTAATGCTTGTGTTTTTATAGAATCTTTATGCTCAAGGTTACTGATCCTAAACTCCTGGCTTTGGATTTGACCTTGAAATGTACCTTTTATGTCTATGTATAAATAAGAAATCCCAATCAAGACAACGAATAATGTGCCTACAATTGGGTTTTTTGCGAAATCCTTGAACGAAATTGGGAGAGGATTTACTCCGATTTTTTTGCTTGTTGCCATCAATATATCTTTTTAAAATAGCCAACATTTATTTGTTTGTCATAAGACAACATAAACATTCCCTTTTTAGTGCTATAAATAGCCCCTAAGCCGATTTTGTCTTTGCCTCCGATAACACCTAAATAAAGGTTGTTTCTATTCTCAAAGATATAATTATTTTTAATGATGGTTTTTTCGTGTAATAGTGCCTCAAATCCCCTTGAAAGTATCTTATTTTGACCGATTGTATCGTTGATAACAAAACGGCTTGAGTCCTTGTAAATAGTGTCGGAATAAGCCTTTATTTGCGAATAGTCCTTAACTATAAATTGAGTGTCGTGAATCTCATCTATTAGGTAGGTAGTGTCTAATATTTTATAGGGTATGTCTTTGCCCTTTTTATAGACTTTTAGAGTGTCGTAATTATAGATTGTGTCTATCTCGGTACGAGTCTCAATATTGGATATAGGGCGGCTGAAAATCAACCACCCCATAATCACAAGTAAAACTGCTATGAACAGATTTTTCATTATCCCTCAACTGTTGGCTCTTGCACTGGTTGTGCTTGTTGTTGGGATTGAATAGCTTTTGTTAAAATAGCCAATACTGGTTGTGCAACCTTATAAGGTGCATCAACTAAAATTGCCTCTAATTGTTGTAAGTCTTGTTGTGTTAATGTGATCATACGTTTTATTTTTTACAAATTTATGATTTATTCTCTAATGCTGATACTTTAGCCTCTAATTGTTCAATTTTTGAATATGCTTCTTGTAGTGCTTTCATTACATATACCATCATACCAGATGGGTTATACATATAAAATCCCTCATCATTTTTAGGATATGCTTCTGGGAATTTATCAATATTATCTTGGGCTATATAACCCTTAACTTTTTCTTCAGAATCTTCTTGACTATTAAAATGAAATAATTTAGGTTTTAAATCTTTAAATAATTCAAAAGCATTTTCATTCCAATCTTCAATATTCTTTTTTAAATTTAAATCAGAACCAGATTGATTATATGATGTTGCAGAACCTGTAACTGATATTGTTCCAACAGTTACAGTCGCCCTTCTAAATAATGCAATAGTTCCATCACTTCCTCTTCTTGATAAACCTAAAGATTCTCCACCATCATAAACTGCATAATAAGCACTACCATTTGCATCTGAACTTATGGATGCTCCACCAGAATCACCAAAAGTCGTCCAAGAGCCAGTTCTATTTATAAAAATTATACCCCCACTTGTAATACGCATTCTTTCGGTAATATTACCACCATTTGCTCTTGTATAAAATCCTAATGCAGTTGCATAATCACCACTTGTGGCATTTTCTTTTAATCCTGCAATACCACCACCAGTTACAAGAGAACCGCCAGTATTATATTTATATTGAAATGCTACACCTGATTGTGGTGAAGCATTATATGCAGTTGAATTATTTGTTAAAGTTTGTATAATACCTGTTAATGCATCCCCAACAACAGGAGTACCTGCAACTTCTAATACACTTGCTGGACTACTTGTACCAATTCCAACATTACCAGTAGAGGTAATTCTCATTTTTTCCGTAAGTCCGCTACCTGCTGGTCTTGTAAAAAAAGATAAATAAGATGCGTAGTTGCCAGAAGTTGAATTTTCTTTTAAACCTTTTATATATACTCCATCTCTATTGTTCGTGCCATCATTAAATCCAAAAGCTAAAATTGGACCAGTATCAGCAGCACCAGTTGTAGTTAAAAAAGATGATACATAACAACCATCTCCAGTTGTTGAATTAACTTGTAATTTTTGTGCTGGACTTGTTGTACCTATACCAACATTTGTACCATCATCATAAATTAAGCTATTACCTAAAGTTGATGTTCCAGTAAACTTAGCATGATAGTTTGTTGTACCAGTTCCAGTTACTGGGTTTGTTAATGCTGCTTGATATTGTGGTATATTTAAAGTTCCAGCACTAAATGTCGCAGCACCGCTTGTACCAGTTGTAGTTAAAGTAATTGCAGATTGCTTGTTATTAAATGTGTTCCAATCTGTACTACTTAAATAACCATTTGTAGATGTTGTTGCTTGGTTTATTGTAATAGTTCCAGCAGTATTTACTAATGGAGAACTAAAAGTTAATGCTCCTTGCTTAGAGTTAAATGTTGTCCAATCCGCACTTGATAAGTAACCAGCTTGTGAACCAGATGCTTGTTGAATTGAGAAAACACCAGTTGTGTTGTTATAAAGCAAAGGACTTGTCGCACTTAAAGATGTTAAATTAATACCTCCTAAACCAGCTAAAGTATAAGTAGGCACATTTAAAACACCAGTTGTGCTATTGTATGTTGATGCTCCGTTGTTGCCAGTAGTCGTTAAACTAATTGCACCTCTTGCACGAGCATCCGTATAATATAAATTTGTACCCTCAGTTACTTGTGTTGTTGTGTAATCTCCACTTTGAGCCGTTACTGCTCCAGTTCTACCAAACACACTTGTAACTGGATAACTAATGTTAGATGTTAAAGCAATTGTTCCACTTGCATCTGGTAAAGTATAATTACGATTTGCAGTATTAGCACTTGCCACTAAAGTCATTGTATAACTATGGTCATTTAACCACGCTATGTCTCCGTTTACATTCGCATATAAAGTTGATGAACTTGCACTTCCAGTTGGTGCACCACTTTGATGCTTCATGTCCACATGACCAAGACCACCAGTTCCGTTTACTTTTATTCCTCTTGCATTCAAATCCCATGCACCTAAATCAACAGTTTGTGTTGCACCAGTATAAGGTACATACCCAGTCAAACTTGGTAAAGTTGCTAATGATCCATCTCCAGCCACATATTGACCAGATGTTCCAGCAAAGTTTACACCAATGTTTCCACTTGATGTGATTGGAGTGTTTGATATTGTTAATGCAGCCGAAGTTGATGTAATTCCAACGGATGTCACAGTGCCCACATATTGGTCGTTACTTGTTATAGTAAAGTTTGGATATGTTCCACTTATTGATGTAGTTCCAGCACCAGTTAAACTTACTGTTTGGTCTGGAGCACTATTCGTAATAACTCCAGTTGTTGAGTTATAACTAATTCCAGTACCAGCACTTAACGCACCTCTTGCTCTTGCATCGGTATAATAAAGATTTGTTCCCTCGCTTATGTTTGATGTAGTTAAAGAAACCGCACCAGTAAAGCCGTTTACAGAAATAACCGCATCTGTATTGTCTACCTTTTGCCAAACACCTCCGTTGAATATTGCCCAGTCTCCCACATTCCAATCAGTAATGCCGTTAAGATTTGTAGAACCAGCAACATTTACGATATAATACCAACCAGCAGTTCCTACGCTTGAAGTTAATGTTGGAGTATTTGTAGATGCATTCCAAGTTCCCTTGTATATTGAACCACCAATCAATCCGTTGATTTGGTTTTGTAATTTACCAAAGCCAGTTAAAATTGAGTCAGTCGCTTGAATGGTTCCACCAGTGATATTTACACCAGTCAAAACCTTTCCAGTTACTGCACTATTTACTAATGATGGGGATGCATAAGTTCCACTCAATTCGCCACCAGCAGTAATTCCCTCAATTGTTGTTAAATATGTTGAGTTGTCATAAGAAATAATTGTTCCACTTATTTTAACAAATCCAGTGCCACTTAAAGCAGCTTGTTTGCCATTAAAGGTTGTCCAATCTGTACTTGACAAATATCCGTTTTGTGATACATTCGCAACTTGAATGCTAAATGTTCCAGTTGTATTATCGTACAACAATGGACTCGTAGCACTCAAACCAGTTAAACTAATACCCCCAAGACCAGCCAATGTGTAAGTTGGTACGTTTAAAGTTGAACCTACTAAAGTTGCTGATCCATTGTTACCAGTTGTGGTTAATGTTAAAGCCGCTTGTTTTGCATTAAATGAAATCCAATCACTTGAACTCAAATAACCATTTGTTGTTGAGTTTGCTTGACTAATTGATACGTTTCCACTTGTAACCGAAATTGGACTTGTGCCAGTGATGGCAGCTTGAGCCCTTGCATTTGTAAAGTATAAGTTTGTTCCCTCTGTTAAATCAGTTGTTGTCTTAGCAGCAAAAGCCGAATTAAATCTTGCTTGAGTGTAATAAAGGTTTGTTCCCTCTGCAACATCCGTTGTTGTTAAAGTCACTGTTCCTCCTAATGGAGTCAAGTAACCATTAATAGTAATTGAGTCGTTTAATAGACTTGTATTTGGGATATCATCTAAAGCAATTATACCAGTTGTATTTGAATAAACCACACCAGATGTAGCATCGCCACTAATGGCATATCTCGCACGTTGGTTAGTAAAATATAAGTTTGTATTTTCTGGTACTAATAAAGTAGTATAATCGCCACTTTGAGCAACCACCGCACCAGTACGACCAAAAACCGATGTTACTGGAGCCGTGTCGTAATCACTCCATGTAGCCGTAATAGTTCCACCACCTTGCTCGTTTAAAGTCAAAGTCTTTGTTGTGGTTCCAGTTACGGATGCAGATGTCAAACTACGAGAATAAGCCGTGTCCCAAGTTGATTGAGATGCAATCGTAGGAATAGAATATCCACTCGCCAATCCTACCGCTAAAGTTCCAGCCGTTGTAATTGGGTTGCCACTAATCGTTAAACCAGTTGGCACACTCATATTTACAGATGTAACTGTACCAGTGTAAGTCTCGGTATTATTTACCCAAGCCGTTCCGTTATAAACTAAGGCTTGACCAGTCAAAGGATTTGAGATTGTCACATCCCCTAATTGAGTCAAATTGTAGTCTCCATCTTGTGCAATTACATTGCCCACACGACCAAACACCGAATAAACCGAACTTGGCAAAGGATAACCGCCTTGAGGCGACTCAATCACAATGGTTGTAGTGTCAACGTTTATGTCGATTTGATCTTGTTGTATTGTTATCTCTGTACTCATGAAATTTGTGTTATATCTTGATAAACTACGAAATTGCCCCAAATATAAGTTTTTGTAAAGTCGCCAGGAAAGACAACTGTCATGTCGTAAACATAAGTACCAGCATCAATTGTAATTGGATAATCAATTGAAATTAAGTTGTTGTCAACCCCTCCTATTGTTATACCATTTCCATCGCTATCTAATGTTGCAGAAACAGTTGTTGAATTTATACTTGGTCGAATTTGGATTTCACAATAAGCTCCAGTCAAATCGATTGGAACAGTGTTTGCAAATAGAGCAAAGGTTTGAGCCCAGTTATCTTCTTTCCAAATTTGAATGTTGTAGTTTGCTGGTCTTAAATCAGCACTATTATTACAAGCCATAATCTTGGTATTTCTCCAAAATTACTTAATTTTAAACAATTCGTTGGCTACTCAGTTAAAATGTATCTTTCATAACTTTTAGAGTCAAAGTGGGATTTGTATTTGACAATACAATCATAATACTTAATATATTCTTTGTTCAATTCATCTTTGCTAATTGGAGTCAATTTTTCTTTTGCGTGGTCTCGGCTTTGCTCTTTGTGATTGTCAAAGTTATTTGGGTTGTCTATGTCTCCGCTTTGCTTATGCCCAGCCAATTCCGATGGATCGGACCAATTGAAACAATACGATGGAACATACTTTTTGTTGTTTTCATCCAATTGTCCCTCATCTCTTAATTGAGTGTACCAACTTAATCCCTCATAACCAGTTATATCGGATCTAAATCCTATTTCCCTAATTCGGTTCATTTTAACAATTACACTTGCCTCAAGTGTATTTTGTACTGGTTTTATTTCCTCTCTCGTAGCAAATAGGCTTTTTTCTGGTTTCCAGGCATCCATCCCATTTGATTTAATTCCATTGACCGCTTGTTCCATGTGATAAGGCAAGTATATGTCATCATCATCGGCTAACATAAAATAGTCTCCATTTGCATGAGTGACTGCATCTCGGCAAATTTGCCCTCTGTTTGTATAAGGTAATCCAGTTTGGTAGTCTTTGTCATTATTTACTACAATCACATTGGAGACATTTACCAACATTTCATAAGGAAACTCCATGTCGGTATTGAATATGATAAGTTCCTTGTGAGGGTATGTTTGAGCATAAAATTGAGCCAAAATCCTCCTAACACAATAAAACCTCCTATATGTAGTGCAAACAAAACTTACCATAAATAGTTAATGTTTCCGTTCTTAAAATTTGCCTTATTCTCTGGACTCCATGAGTACAAAGCATGATGTCTAAAAAACTTAGTTTCCCAATAAGGGAACATAATGTATTTGATGCCAATATTGTCAAGTCCTTGTTTTACCAACTCATGATCAGTCTCCCTATTAAAGCCCAAAAACTCTTTCACTTTATCCCCTAACCAAGATGGACCATACCATCCGTTATCTGGTTGCACCGAATCAAGTAAAAATTGGGCTATTTCAGCCGATTTAGACAAGCCAAACACTCCGTTGGGCATTGTGTAATCATTTCCTCCATGATAGCAAAAAAAGCCATTAGATTGGCTTAAATCAGTATTGTCGATAGAACCAACACAATGGAAGTCAACATCCATGTAAATGCCTCCATATTTGGCAATAAGGAATATCCTTAAAATGTCGGCTTGATGGGCATAATCTTCGGCTAATTCAAACTTTTGGTATAACTCTTTTAAGTTATCTGGCAACTCTGGGATGTTGTCATTTGTCCATAACTTGTGCTCGTAGGTTTTATTTTTGTCCTTTACCATTTGAACGAATAATCTTTCACGATCTGGCATTTCGTAAGGACCAACCCAAATTTGATGTATTATTTTTTCCATTATAGTAAAACTGATTTTTTTGCAGTGTCTTGAATTAATTCCCAATAATTGTAACTGGCAAACTCTTTGTCCAAATCCAACTCTTTGTTGTAGGGATATTCCTCCATGTATTCCGATTTAAAGAACATTCCCTTTATTAATCCAGTTGCCCCAGCGTTATGGTATATGTAGCATTTCTCCCATTCTCTCACATGAGATGTAGCCCATGCAAACTCAAAGTCCTTATGTACAACTGTTTCAACTCCCATTTTCCATCCGTTCCATAAAACCGCCCACATATCAGCACACCAAATTTGCAATGGATGATATGATTGTCTCGCTTGTCCAGGTGGCATTGTTCTTCTATCAATTATTAATTTTTCATTGTTCAAGTCTGTTATTTCTTTAAATAACATCTCGGAATCTCGTTCCACATTCTCCCAAAATACCCAATCGATGTTTTTCATAAGATATTGAGCACCGATGCAGTTCAATTCGTTCTTTTTTACAACGCTTTTCTTGATGCCTACTATCTTACACATTTTATCCAAAACATCCTTTCCCTTGCTTAAAATGTAATCATGGCTAATATAAAATCTTGTATCGGAACCATACCATTTGTTGTCGTATAAGAACGGACCAAATATCAATTGCTTAGTAAATACAATGTCGCAATCATGGTAAAATATGGCATCTTGTGCCAAATACGGATGTTCCTTGAAATGTTGTTTTAGGATGTTTGGTCTAATAGATGAAACATAATATTTGGTTATTCGTTTGTCATCGTAAAAGAAAAATCTTGCTGCATAACCTTGAGCAAGTTTTGACCATTCTGGTGGAACAATGCCATCTTGTTTCCAACAAACAATGTCAACATAGTTTAAGTTGATCCCAACGCTAACAAAATTGTTTAACATGACCTCGACTTGCCATGCATAATATTTTGTCGCTGGTTGTGCCGACACATATCTTACAATCATACGTTTATTTTAACATGGGGAACCCATTACAATCGTGCTGCCTCCAGTTGGGGCAGTTGGAACACCACCAACTAAAATGTAAACATTGGTTGCATATCCAGATGAGTAACAGTACCCAGTATCAAAGTTAGTCTTATTTGTATTGTATTGCAAATAAATTGGGTTACCAGCACAATCTCCAGCCTCAAAGTAAACATAGCCGTCATCGGATGCAGCCCTATCAATTGAGGTAACTGTAACCAATAAATGATTACAAGTAATAGGAGGAGCAGTTGTTGTTGTTGTTGTTGTTGTGGTTGTGGTTGGTGTACAAGCCGTGTCGTTATAACTTACACCATAATCATCGATTTGAATAGCCGTTCCACTATTTGAAAACCATTGATTTGCTCCAGGATATAAAGTTAAGGGAACATCTGGACCACCACTTGTACCTTGATAGTAAGTATTCCCAGAACCCCAAATATTTGAGTAAGCCCATAAATAAATTGATGGAGTTGCATAACAAGCACCAATGCTACTATTTCGACCAGTGTTAGTGTAAAAAGAGAACGGAGGCAATGCAATTGTAGTTGTTGTTGATGTGGTTGTTGTAGTCGTATAAGTACAAGAAACCAATCCACTTTTACTTACAACAGTTCCATTGCTATCTCTAACTTGAACAACAAATTGATCCGATGGACCAGTTGAGTTCCTTAAACCTATTGAGCCAGTGTAAGGAGCCGTTGGACTTGTAATTACAAAAGGATTAGTTCCTATGCTTACATAAGCCCCAATGCTACCCACAAACCCAGCAGCAACCTCATAAACTCCAGTACCTCCAGAGATAGTGATTGTCGCCTTACCTAAGTATGTTGCACCTGGTTGAGTATTATCACAAGTAATCGACAAAGATGTCGTTAATGGTGGCAAAGTTGTGGTTGTCGATGTTGTCGCTGGACATCCAGTTAATCCAGTTGCAGTGATGCTCAAAGCCGAACCGCCTGGATTGGTATATTGAATCGGAGGATCAATTCTCCATGTTTGACCAATTGCAGTAACTCGATCATTTAATGCAAATGTTCCGTTTATATAATCTCTTGAGTATTCAATTGCCCCAGTATTACAATTGTACAATTTGTACCAAACTTGTGGTTGAGTTGTCGTTGATGTACTCGTTGTGGTTGATGTACTTGTTGATGTTGTTGTTGTGCTTGTTGATGTAGTGGTCGTTGAGGTACTTGTGGTCGTGCTTGTTGTACTTGTTGTGCTAGTGGTCGTACTTGTTGATGTCGTTGTTGGAGTCGAATCCGTATAATATCGACCAGTGCCAGTTAAGTTAACATTGTAAGTTCCAATGTCCTTATAATTCCCACTAATTGAAAAGCCACCTATGAAACAATATCCGCTTATGTATTTATATCCATCAACTCCATTGTCAATTTGGAATCGAGTCAAAAATGTAGTTCTATTCTTTTGTGCCAAAGCAATCTCATCGTAAGAAAATCCATCAAGAGTAACAATCCCATCACAAGACATTGTCCAACTTGTGAGATTATCTTTAGGAACATTAAACCATGCATCGGTTGAAGATGCCACATTAATCAAATCCGTTTCACTTGAAAATGTGCAATTAGTCGAACAAGCAAATGGAGTCTCCGTTGCTGGAATTGTACTTGTATCTATTTTAAACAAGATTACATTCGTGCCATTTACTTTAACTGCCATAAGTCAAAGTTACTAAGTTATTGTGTAAGCCCCAACCCCTTGAAGTGAAACCGAATAAGTTGAAATGTCCTTATATGGAGCATTGATTGAAATCGATGTAATTATAGCCGAGCCACCTAAAATAACAAATCCATCAACTCCATTGTCAATGCTAAATTTAATGTTTATTGGAGTCCTTGCCAATTGAGTCGCTAACATATCAGCATAAGAATAACCAGCCAAAGTCACAATTCCCTCACAACTTACATTCCAAGAGGCAACATCGATTTTGTATTCCGTAAACCATGCCGATGACTGACTTGTCACATCTTTTTGGCTTACTTGCACATTAAAGGTGCAATTTGTTGAACACGCAAAAGCCGTATTGGTAGCACCAACCGACTTGTAAAGAATTATATTTTTGCCTTGAACTTTATCTGCCATGATTGTAAAATTAAACTATTATACTGTTTGTGCCAGTTACATTTTGATTATAAGCCACCTCGTAAGCCGTTGTTGCAGTTATTGTCGTGTCGGATATTTGTAACAAGGTAGCTTGAGTTGTATCTTCCACATAATCAATAGTCGCATTTCCCAACATATAAGAATTTCCCTCAACATTTACTATTGCTGGATCAGTGTCGGTAGCTTTAAACAATTTAGCACCATTTAAAATACCATTTGTAGTCGCAAAACTTGTTAGACTACAATCTATGTTTATAATGTTTTTTCCATAAACGTTCATGTATTGTTGCATTAACATTTGAGCCAAACTTGGGTAGGTTCCAGCTTTACCATATTGATACCAATCAGCAGCCTTTGAACCATCACTCAAAAGGAATATTCCAGCTTCCGTTGGATATGTACCATACGGAGAATAATATCCATAAGCAATATCAACATCTTTAACATATTGTTTTGAATTGTTTAAATAACCAGCATAGTCAACTTGGCTATAAACAACCCCAATTTCCAATCTAAAATCACTAACGGCAACAGTTCTACATGATATTGTTTGAAGCCAAAATTCAAAGCCTAATTGCCCAGCGATTGGGGTTGATGGTACACTAAAGCTAAATTCATTGATTGAGTTAGTTCCAGATGTTTGGGCTGGTACTTGATAATAGTTAACCCCTCCAGTATCTCTCCATTTTTTAGCATCCCCATCGTAATAATAAGTCTGTAACCCATCATTAATTGTTAGGTAAACAAACCCTCTCATGTCATTTAATGTGAAATCTTGGCTCCTATATGTCCAACTAAATTTCAATGTTTCTTGTCCGTTTACTTTTGGTAAACCATTACATTTAAGATTTGCATATCCACCAGATGAGCCACGATCCATGTAAATTATTGCAGATGTATCGTTTGCATTGCTTACATAAGTAACCGATGCACCAGTGCCAGAGGCAGCAACAGTCCAGTTTTGTGGTCTATTAGTTGAACCACTTGTCAAAGGTCTCAAGTTACCATTTGAAATGTAGTTGTTACTCATTTCAACTCTCTTAGACTTTTGGACTCTGTTATAACCTTTCCTAAATAATTTTGTTTGGCTATTATCAACAAAAAACAATCCACTTGTATTCCCAGAATATCCTTGAATTGTGCTTAAATTATTAAATGTTCCACTTGTGCTTAATGTTCCAGTATAATCGTACTCACTATAAGCAACATTCTCATTGGCAAATTGATTAATAGAAACAATCCACCATTTGCCTCCAGCTTGGAAAACCCTACATCCCAAAGATTGCACAATGTTTCTAATAGTATTAAAGCAATCTAAATAGGAATAGTTTTCATCAACAAATGTTCTATAAGGCAAATAAGTTTGAGCAAATGGATCAGCACTTGCACTCGCCCCCCTATTTGTCATACCAGCTGAGTAAAAATTACAAGCCGTTCTAATATTTGGAGTTGTAGGGAAAGTCAATTGGTTAAACGCTAACGCAATAAAATAAATAAGATTATTATTTAAGTTTATGTTTGTCGTGTCTGGTATTGGCAATGGCACATCTTGCAACATTCCTAATCCATCAACACAATCAAAAGACAATTCTTTTCTACCAGTTGAGAAAGACAAATCAACACTATCCGATAGTGCATAACCCACCCATTCAACATCTGTATTTAACAAAAGTTTAGCAAAATACTTTTTATCGTTCATTGTAACCAAGTTTGGCATATTAGCCAAATCATCGGTAACATCTATGGTAACACTTAATTGACTTGCAAATATTGGTTCAAATGGATCATCCGATTGAGGTAAATATTGCAATTGTAAACTCTTGCCAGGATATTCATAAACAGTACCAGAATACCCATCCTCTTGCAAGTATAAATAAGCCGTTTTGCTCGTTTTAGTGGCAAAAGTTATCTTGTATTTGTTTGCGTATGCCATTATGCTCCTCTCCTTAGATTTAATGAATAATTAGACCTTTGTAAAGCCAAAACTAAATCATTGCCCCTTAATACAAATGATCCACCTCCAGCAGCACCATTGCCACTCATTGCACCAGCATTAAAAGTATTTTTCATCATTGAACCTAATTTGCTTAAAGGCATGATTGCCTCTCTCTCGTTGCCCTCTCCAATCAATCCCCAAGATGGTCCGTTAGTTATTCCACCCTCAGCATTCTTAGTTGTTGGGATTCCTAAAAGAGATTTGAAGATTCCTCCAAATCCTCCAGCGGATGCAGCCCCACCAGCACCAGGAAAGACAACATTTAAAATCGTAGCAAACACGGCAGCTTTAATAGCAGCGGCAGCGATTTGCTTTGCCAAATCCAAAAACATATTTCCTAAAGCCTCAAGAACTGGAGTTCCTTGTTGTAAGGCATCCCACATTCCCATGATTGCATTAGTAATTGTTGATGATAAAGTGTCGGCAAATTGCAACGCTTGTTCATTCAACTTATCAAAATTGTCTTGGGTATCTTTGAACCACTGATCTTGTTCTTTCTTTCCACTTGTAAATCCTAACTTACTTGCCGCTTTGTTTTTATCTGTATCAGTTTTGAATGTGTCTCCTATTATATCAGGGCGACCTCCAATTCCTAATTCTCTATCTTGCTTTCTTATCATTTCCTCAAGATCAGCATCATAAAGAACTGGATCGGTAAACTTAAGTTTTGATTTTTTCTCTTTAACTTTCTTTGGAGCCGTAGTTGATATTGACATTGCATCCCCAGCGTTAACAGACTCTTGTGTCAATTTCTTTAAAGATTCCGTTAATGTATTAACAACATTTGTTGATGTCTTAATTTCTTGTTGGTTCTTTTGTAACCCAGAGTCAATTAAGTTTAATGCAATCCCAACATTTGCTCCTCCTATATTTTTAAATGCACCAGTTACAACTTGTATTGATTTTTCCCAAATACTAAGTTTGTCAACTTGTTCCTCAACTGTTGCAATTTGATCTCTTGTAATTTTTGCTTGTTCTTCGGCAATCAATTTAGCATAAGCCTCAATCTTTGCCTTTCTTAATAGAGCCTCCGATATTTGATTAACAATATTAATCAACTTGGCACCATCTTCAATGTCAGTCTTTTGTAATTCAAGGTTACCCTTGTATGTGCTTTTTAATTGTTCTAATGCAGCTTGTCTATTTTTAGTTGACTCGTTTACATTAGTAACAACCGCCAATAAAGCCTCGTTCTTAGCAATATCATCGGCAACAGACTTAACACTATCAGCTAATGCATCACGCATCGCCTTTTGTGCTTTCTCAAAGTCGGACACCTTGAACATTGCCTCAACAATAGCATCGCCATATTTAACAATAACGGAAGATAAAACACCAACGGCAAGACCAACACCAGCTGGACCAACCATCGCTTCCTTTAAGGCTTTAAATGCCCCTCCAGATTCTTTTGTACGTTCTCCTAATCTTTGAAATGATTCCAACAATGGGTTGATGTTGTTGGCGATACCCATAAAACCATAAGGAGCATCTTGTGCAACTCTTGATAAGTTCATCAAGGATTGAGTTGCTGCATCGGTAGCTCCCTTATTTTGCACAAACCTGGTCTTTAAACCCTCCGTTGATTTGGCTAAATCTTCAATGGCTTTTAATGCCTCTTTGTTGTCAGCCGTTATAATGAGTTGTAACTGTTCTTGTGCCATTTGTTTTTAGTTTGCTCCGTACATTTTTAATGTTTCCATAAATTGATTTTGAGTCATCATCTCAACCTCCTCCCTTTCGACATCATCAATCTCTGGGATATGCCAAAACTCTCTCATCGATTTAGGCGACCTTTCTGCCGTGTTAGAAAGATAAACGATATAGGCAAGATTTCTTGTTCTTGCCCATTCGTTCAAATCTTGTCGTTCTTTGCCCATCACAATAATGGAAAAATCTTTCCAAGTCATTTCCCAAAACTCCGATGGTCTTATTCCACATTCAGCAGCTTTAACCAAAATATCATCCCAAGTAAGACTCTTTAATCTTTTTTTTTGTCATCTTCGGAATTGTCGGAAACCGAAACCATTGTACTCTCGACAATGTATTTGACATAGTTTACCAACTCTCCATCCGTTGCAAAAACAGATCCAATTTCATCAAGCCATTCGCAAACATCAACATCTGTGTAAACGATGTCTTGTTTGTTACTTACACAAGCTGCCTTATAACCAATGTGCACTAATTGCACAATCAATTCCAGGTCAAATTGTGTCTTACTTAAGGTCTCAAAATACTTGTCAATTGTGATGTTGTTTTGTTTGCAAAACTCACGCATAGCCCAAGTACCCCATTTTAAATCAATGGTTTTGTTCTTCAATACTAATTTAAACATAACGTTTTTTTATTTATTATACTGTTTCGGTTTGTGTTAATGGAGGTAAAGCCACAACAAATGTTGCACTAAACTTAACATCATCTTTATCAGCAGCGTTTACATCAAAGTTGCTAATGAACACAGTTCCAGAGTAAGTGATGTCTCCAGCAGCTGGACTCGCCTTACCCATTTTCATTGGGAAAATAGTACCAGCAGCGTGAGCCGTGTAAAGTTGTTGATAAGAGTCTTTAGCTGGAGTTCCAGTCTCATCGATAGCAAACCCCTCTCCTCTAAAAGATTGGTTGAATGCTGGACCAGGTTGGAATTGATCTCCACACTTAGATGTTGCATCAATTGTGTTTACAGTTGATGTTAATGAGTTTGAAGTTAAACAAGCAACTGGCTTAAATGTGCCATCGTTGTCTATGTCAGCTAATAAGATGTAATCCCTTGCTGATACTTTAGTTTCTGCCATTGTATTTAATTTTGAGTTATTGTTAAATTATATGTTATTAATGTCCTAAAAACGTTGTCTAAAGGGTTTAAGCCGTCAATGTTTCTTATACTTTGAACAAACAAACTGGTGGAACCCCATCCAGCTGGTAATGTTATATCAGTATCGGAATTGATTTCCGTTAACACCAAATTGCTTATTTCTTCGGATCGTTTATACCCAAAGTTAGCATTTTTTGTGACAATGTCCACGCCAATAGAAATCGAGTTTGTATAACCACTTTTGCCATCCTCTTGTGATGATGTTCTACTATCTAAAATGATGTATTCACTCCCAGCATTATCTGGGGCAAAACCATCATATACACTCAATCCAGTGGCACTTGCTAAATGGGTGTAAAACCATTTCTTTATTTCAACATTAGGATTTAGCATCTATTAACTTTTTTAATCGTTCAAACAATTTTGGTTTTTCCTCCTCATAAGCTGGTATTAAAAATGGTTGAGCCCTTAATCCGTTTCTCAATATTTTTATTGCTATATAACGAGCCATTTTCTCATCTTGTGATTTTTGAACACCACGACTTCCAGTTCTTCTCTGTGTCTTTACACTATAAGTACCAGCCAATCCCTTTCTCTTTACCCATAAGGTTAAGGCTTGTATCATATCCTCCAAACTCCCACTCCCTTTGCCTTTATATTGAGCAGCAAATTGTTCAAATCCTGGAGGGATTTCAACCTTGCCACCAGTACCAAACTCAACATAAGGAGCATAAGATGCTTGGGCAACAACCGAGTGAGTCAATGGACTTGATGACACGGCATGAATGCTTTGTCTTAAAGTACCCAAGTTTACTGGGGCTCTCCTTTTTGCACCTTTCTCGATATTCATTGTGGATGCACTTAACTCCAAAGCAACCTCCGTTTGTAGGTTATTTTCAAGTTTCTTTAACTTGTTTTGCAAGTTCTCAAGACCACTAAGATTAAGTGCAAATCCAGCCATTATGCGTACATTATGATTTCCCAAAATCGATGAGCATTGTCCACATCCTTAATTGAATGGATTGTGTAACGTTGCCCCTCAACTTCGAGTTGGTAATTGTCAGTTATTGTTAAATCCCATCTTATAAAAAGTTTAGCCATTCGAGTAAAACTCAACTCACTTTCCAAAAGGGCTCTGTTTTGCTCTTGTGGGCGATAATCTCCCCAAACAGTCTGTTGTAAGGCAAATGTGGTTGTGTACCCACCTTGACCATCTGCAACCCTTGTAGGGGCATAAACTTCAACCAACCTTGTCATTGAGTTGGCATCAACATAATTGTCTTTGTGTAAACCTATTCTCATTTTATAAAATTGGGCTTGTTCTTGTCCATCTTTGACACGCTCTCATTGTTTTTTCACATATTCCCATGTCATTTACATCCATTCCTCTGTTCTCATAATCATAGTTTATTTGATCTAACATTGCCACCTTTAAATCAGTAGGAACACAATCAAATCCAGCAATGTAAGACATCTTGATTTCCCCATAAAGAGGGTATCTCACGACTGGATATTGAGCACCCATTAAACGATAAATATTAGATGGAATTTGAGTGTTTTGATAATCCCACATCCCCAATATGTATGATACTGGTCCAAATGGCAATTGGAAGTTACCTCCAGCATTATTGAACCACACATCCACTTGACAAGGAACTAATTTTAGGTTTGTCACTTTCTCAACGATTTGTCGTGCTTGAATAATCAAATCAACAAACAAATCATCCTCAACATCATTGCTCACTCTGCAATATTGCTTAGCCTCTGCAACTGTAATACATTCAACAGTTGGAGTGTTGTTTTGGATGACATAATCTATTTGATAACTATACATTTCTTATGTTTTTACAAATTTACTCTTTTTTTATAAAACAAAAAGGGTGCAGCGGTTAAGCCACACCCTTTGGGGGATATTCACTAAATCATCCAAACTATGCGTTCATTGTAGCGTAGATAGCAGAGTTAGCCAACATTAAGTTGATTTCTTCCATGCACTCAATTCTCGCAGTGATCAAGTTCTTTTGGAAGTTTGTTCCATTCTCGTAAGAGAACTCGATTGCTAAAGATTCAGTTTC